TGACGGCGTAAAATATTGCGAAGTCATCGACAAAAACGCCTTTGTCGGCGCGGATTTGTCGGACGTGCCATTTAAATATAACCATTCAAACGATTTTTTAGTTTTGGCGCGTACAAGAAACAATACTTTGGCGCTTGAAGTTGATAATTTGGGGCTGAAAATTCGCGCTGATTTGGCGCCGGTGCAAGCCGGAAAAGATTTATACAATCTGATCCAGCGCGGCGACATCGATAAAATGAGCTTTGGGTTTACCATAACAAAGGACAGTTACGACACGATTACCCATACACGGCGAATCCTGCAATTTAGGAAAATATGGGATGTTTCGGCCGTCGACACGCCAGCCTATAACGGGACGAGCATTTCGGCGCGTGATTATTTCACCGCACAGGCCGACGCGATTAAACGCGCAGCGGATGAGGAACAGAGAAAGCGCCTGTACTTGCTAACGCTTTAGGGGTATATAAGTATATAGGCGGTCAAATAAAATCGCTTAGAAACAATTCTGCGAAGTCACTTTTTAAAAGGTGGCTTTTTATTTTGCCTTTTTTGCTTGGATGAGCAAAACAAAGAGCTGGACGGCTGGCAAAGCATAAATTATAAAAAAATAAAATGAAAATGAGGGATTTGGATATGGATAAAAGATTAAAAGAAATTTTAGCGCGGAAAGTAGAAATCCGTTCGATGTTAGAAGGAACTGCCCCGGTCGATTTGGTGGCCATCGAAGCTGAATTGAAAGCCTTGGGAACCGAGGAAACCGAGATCCGCAAAAAACAGCAGATTGCCGGGCAGATCAACACGGGAACCGTCCCGGCCGTAGTTATCACGAAGCCAGGCGAACAGCGCAAGGTCGGGAACATGTATGATACGCCGGAATATCGGCAAGCATTTTTTGATTATGTGAAAACCGGTGTCATGGCTGCCGAATATCGCGCCAATGCAGTAACGAAAATTTCCGACGCCGGTGCGGTTATCCCGACGACGACATTGAACAAAATCATTGAAAAACTGACTTCACAGGGAATGATTTTGCCGCTGGTCACGCAGACAGCCTATGCAACGGGCGTTTCGATCCCTACGTCGAGCGTGAAACCGGTTGCGACGTGGGTTGCTGACGGCGCTGGATCCGACAAGCAGAAAAAGGCCCTTGGTTCGGTTGTGTTTGCCGCAAATAAACTTCGTTGCGCGGTTGCCGTATCTTTCAACCTGGAAAATCTTTCGTTGTCGGCTTTTGAAGCGGCCATTGTATCAAACATTTCCGATGCAATGACGCAGGCATTGGAAACGGCCATTATTTCCGGCACGGGTACCGGCCAGCCGAAAGGTATTTTGACAGAAACTGCACCGGCAGGCCAATCGATTGACGTGACGGAGATTAATTATAAAACAATGGTCGACGCAGAAGCCGCGGTCCCGGCAGCGTATGAAACCGGGGGCGTTTATGTTATGGCAAAAAGCACTTTCATGCAGTATGTCGGCATGGTGGACGCCCAAAAACAGCCGATTGCCCGCGTGAATTATGGCATTAACGGCGCGGCAGAGCGTACTTTACTTGGACGGCGCGTTATCATCTGCGATTATTTGCCGACGTTCACGGCGGCGGTCGCTGGCGACGTATTCGCGTTTATTTTCCGCATGGAAGACTACGTGCTGAACACGGCTTACAATGTCACGTTGAAACAGTATGAGGATAACGACACTGACGACATTGTCCGCAAAGCAATTATGCTGGCTGATGGTAAAGTCGTCGACGTAAACAGCCTTGTTACTCTGAAAAAGAAAGTCGGAGCATAATAAATTAATTGAGGTGGCCACGTCGGCCACCTTATCCCTTTTGGGGGGGAGGTTTTAAAAATGGAATTGGCCTATATGAAGAATTATTTGCGATTGGATAGCGATTTGACGGCAGACGATGCGCTGATTACGGCGCTAATCAAGGCAGCCGAACAATACATCACGGACAAAACCGGCCGAGTGTATGCTGCCGATGATGAATTGTTCAATGTTGCGGTCTGTTTTATGGTTGGCCATTGGTACGAAAAGCGCGAAGTTGTTCCAACACGTGGGCAGGTTGTTGAAATCCCGCATACGGCCACGGCCATTATCAACCATATCGCATTTATGACGGCCTATCCGGAGGGTTGACCATGGGACTTAACGATTTAAATAAACGAATAACGATCCAGCGCGCCATAGAATCAAGGGACACCGAAGGAAATATTGTTGAAACGTATGCTGATATGCTTAGTTGTTGGGCGTGCGTGGAGCCTTACGGCGCAAAAATTATTTATGGTGAAGCCGAGAAAATCAGCGAGATAACCTATCAAATAACTATGCGCTATAGGCCGAACATTTTACAGACCGATCGAATCATTTACCAGGGACGAAATTTTTTACAGAATTTAGCGCCGATCAATCTCAACAGCAAAAACGAGTTATTGCGGCTTGATTGCAGGGAGGTCGTCGACGATGGGTAAAGCGTCCTTAAAAAGCATACTTGAATCATACGGCGAAGCCGTGCGGGCCGAATTGAAAACTGCCATCGAACAAAGCGCTAACGAGGTTGCCGAAGCAGCAAAATCAAATTGCCCGGTAAATACAGGAGCGTTGCGGGACAGTATTCACGCCGAGAAAAAAAGCGATTTATATTATCAGGTCACGGCCAGCGCGGAAAATGACGGTTATGATTATGCGCGAATTGTTGAATTTTCGCCGAAAATAAATAGACCGTTTATGTTTCCAGCGGCTCAACAATGCCGGGCAGCACATAAAGAACGAATAATTGAAGCGATCCGGAAAGGGGCTAAACAGATTGATTGATATAATGCCGACCGTTTACACAGCGTTATCGAATGATTCGGCCCTTTGTGGCTTGCTGGCAAGGGAAAAAACAGCATGTTCACCGACAAAGCCCCGGACGCGGGCAAATATCCGGCAATCGTTTACGCCATGATTTCCGACGTGCCGATTTTGGCCGCAGATGATTCCGAAACTATGACAAAAACCACGATACAGGTCAGCATTTTGTCCCTTGCTGGCAGCCAGCCGATTGCAAATAGGATCAATGCGCTAATGGTTGGCCTGGGGTTCGTTCGGATTTTTACCGGAAATATCGCGGATCCTGCCAACAATTCATTAAAAATAAAAGTGATGCGCTATAATATAGCGCTAGAACAGGAGAATTAAAATGTCAATTACAGGTATTTCGAATTTTCATTATGCACCATTGACCGCTGATACACTTGCGGGCGTAACGTATGCAGCGCCGGTAAAAGTCCCTGGTTTGGTGTCGATTGACTTAAAACCGAGCAGCGAAAGTGCTGTTTTATATGCTGATAATGGGGCATATGATACTGACACGGCAATGGGTGAATGCAGCGTTACCATTGAACTTGCGGATTTAGATTTGGCAACACAGGCTGCGCTGCTTGGCCATACGCTTACAAAAGGCGTGATGTCCTGCAAAGCAAGCGATAGCCCGCCTTTTGTGGCTATTAGTTTTGAAAGTTTAAAATCTAACGGCAAAAAACGCTATATGAAATTGCTGAAAGGCCGTTTTCAGGAACCAGGCAGCACCAGCAAGACAAAAGGAAACAAAGTCGATTTTCAGACCGGGAAAATCGAAGGTAAATTCCTGATGCGCGTATATGATGGCGATTGGCAGCGCGTTGCTGATGAGGACGGTTCCGGGTACGAAGCCGCGACCGGCACAGGCTGGCATACCGCAATCGAACCGGCCGTATAAATTTAAACGGGATTTGGCTATTTTGCCGGATCCCGAATTTTTTTTAGTTATGGGGGATTGAAAAAATGGAAATTCCGAAAATTAAAATGAATGGTGAGATTGTGAAACCGCAGCCGCCGAAAGCAAAAGTGTGGCGCGAAGTCATGCGGTTCGATGAAATTAAAAAAGACATTGATTTTGCAGACTTTATTGACGCCCACGCTGAAATTATTGCGTTGGTGTTCGGTGGATCCATCACGAAGGAAATTATTTTGGAGAATTTGGAAATCGAAGACATTGTGCCGACGTACCGCAAATGTTATCGCTGGGTTTTGGATTTATTGACTTCGAAACTTGAAAAAATCCCAAACGGGGAAACGCCGGAAGCGTAATAAAACTGACGGCGTATGAACAAACATTGCGATATTATTCGGGATTGCATGAAATTTATCATTGGACGAAATCGGAAATTGACGAAACGGACTTGATTTATTTACTGGATTTGATTGTTTTGCGTGATAAGATCAGCGCGGCCGAAAAATATACGCCAATCGATCAAATTTTATAGGAAGGAGGGTTTTTAATGGCAAAAGGTACAAAAGTAGATTCTTTATTTGTTGGCCTTGGCATGGATTTATCACAGTTGGACGCGGACATGGCGCTTGCTGACAAAACAGTTTCGCAGGGCATAGCTGCATTAAACCGGGAAAAAAACAGGATCAAATTACAGGCCGATATTGATACAAACAAGCTGGACGCCGCCAAGGACGCCACGCAGCGCCTAGCAGTTGCAGA